AAAACACTGGCAAAAGGCATGAACTTGGAGGACTAATATATGGATAGACTTAAAAATAAACGTTATGGAAGCTTTGATTATGTTTGTCGATATACAGGCATTCCATTTTACTATGATACAGCAGCTAAAAGAGATGTCTGTGGCATTGTTAAGCCAATGAAGAAAAATATTGCTTACGTAGCTCATAAAGTGCTTGATTCTGACAATTTAGATGCCTTAGCATTAAAATATTACAATAACCCAACTTATTGGTGGATTATTGCATTCTTTAATAATATTACAGACCCATTTATTAATTTACGAGAACACTTTGAGATAATTAAGATACCAAATATCTCTAGTATTAACTTTGGAGACTTAAGATAATTATGCCTGAAAGAAAATCATTATTATCCAGTCAAGCGCGTATTCAAGCTCCTTGGGTTAAAGTAACCTTTGGAGAGGGTGAAAATGCTTTTACTTTTGGCGTTTTTGATAGAAAAACTAGAGTTTATTTAGAAAATGCTCCACAAGAATATCGTGAATATGATATTCAATATCCAAATTATATTCAAAGATTAAATATTACAAAAATTAATGGTCAAGTCAATCAATATACCTTAACGATTACTTATCCGGTAAGGCCACAAGATGACCCAAATTTCTTTGAAAAAGTCTTTAGTAGCGTATCAAAAACACGTAAGATAAAATTAAGCTATGGCGACGCTTCTATGCCTGCTTATTGCTATAAGGATGAAGAGGCCTTGATTACAAAAATCACTCAACAATTTAACCTAGAACAATGCACAATTACATATGTAATCTATGCAGTCTCTACATCCATAGTGGGGCATGTCGGCAACTTTACTTTTCCTGGTAAAAAGAATATTAACCCAAGCCAAGAAATATTCAATGTTTTATTTAATCCTACCTATAAGCTTAATACTGTTTTTACTGGCATGACACCCTCTAATTTTAATAGCCTTGTAGCACGAGGAGATAAGCAAGTAGATATTGTTACAAAAACTAATATTTCTCCAATTGATTATATTGCATATCTTGCTAGCTGCATGATTCCTGCAGGCTCTACTGGCACTGGATTAAGCACAGATATCTATATTATGACACTTCATGATAATACCTCATCTGATGTTGACCCATCGTCTGACCCGGGTATTGCGGGGCCATATTTCAAAATTACCAGAACAAGCTATGTTAAAGAACAATCAGATGCCTATGAATTAGATATCGGTTATAATACTGCAACAATTGTTACTAATTTCTCAATATCAAAAGATGAAAACTATTCAATCTTATATGATTATGCAAACAAAGTCTATCCAGAACAATATACAAGACGTTTAGACAAAAATGGTAATTGAGAAGATATTTATGCCCCAACATTCACATCTGGCAATGATAAATTCAAGACTAATATTAATGATACTACTTGGTACACAAAATTAACAAAATACCCAATTAGTGCAACAGTAACTGTTCAAGGATTATTAAGACCTGCTACATTAATGCAATATTTAAGACTAAATGTTATATTCCCAGGTGGACATAAGCATATTGCATCTGGATTATATATTGTTACAAAACAAGTTGATGATCTTAGTGAAAGTGGATATAGAACTACATTATCATTAACTAAGATTAGTGGTGACAGCACACAAGAGACAGATGCTGCGATTTATCACGAAATTTAAAATAAATTTATTAAATCTATTTTTATAAAATCTGCTAAATTATACGAGAACGTAAAAAATTAGCAGATTTTTATTACTTTATAAGGAGGTTTGCTATGATAACAAAGGGCATTATTAAATCAATTGACTATAATGGAAATACTTGCATAGTACGTATTCCTATTTTTGAAAGTAGTGCAACAGATACTGAGACTACTTTTGAAGCAATTTTTTCTATTACTCCAGGCATGTATAATGGATATTTAGAAAATGATGTTGTTTTAGTCTCTTTTGAATACCTATGACAAACCAATTGTTCTTGGCAAACTTTATCTTGGAGCTGCTGCAGAAAATCAAAGCCCAAGAGGTGCTTTAAATTGCAATAGTTTTAATGCATCTAAAAACATGACTGTACCATTTGACACAAAGCTTATAAATGAAGTTGGTGATAAAACAACTGCTAGTGTAGAAAATGGCTTAAATACCTATACTTCTTTAATAGATATTGCTAAAGGATTAAATGAACAAAAAACAGCTATTGGAGCAGTTAATGTAAAGATTATAGATGATGGCGAAAGACTCGGGTCTATGGTTACAAAATTAGCCGAAGATGGTACTCGTTATAATACTGAAATCCTTCAAAATGCAGATGAAATTAAATTAGTTGCAAAAAAAGAAGAAGAATTTGAGGGCGAGACTATTGAACGTGAATCACAAATAAAAGTATATGCAGAAGGCGTTAATGCCGAAGCAAAGAAAAAATTATATTCAAGCTCAACAAGCATACCAGGAAAAATTGATGAACTAGAAGAGTCTTTTGGTTGGAATCTTACGGCAGATGACTGGTCTGTATATAGAAATATGTCTGTCAATGGTGCGCCTTCCGCAGATAATGTTTGGTTTTCTACAATATTAAGCTATGAAAAAGAAGAAGCTGGCACATATTTCTTTACTGATATTCGAGATTTGCAGTGGTCTGGCGATAATGATGAAGATGCATATATTTATGTTCATATGTGGAAAGCTGGATCAGCACTTCCTGAAGGAAATCCTGGATGGCCTGGTTATAAAATTACAAAGTTCAAAAAGAATGCTTATGGAGAAAGAGTTTTTGAAATACCAATAAATACTTTAATATATGACCATATAAAAGTTAACTGTGGCCCTGGACACGGCAATTATAATGATAAGCATAATAAAACTGCAGATATCTTTGTAGATGCTCTTATTACTGATAATGCTTGGTATCCAAAATATCAAGAATTAACTGATGATGGCTATAATGTTGGTACCTGGCTTAATCCACAAGAAGGTACAGATTCAAAAAATTATGTTGCATATATTGCAATTAATGGTAGAAAAACCGGCAGATATGCATCATCTGCTCCAGTTGGAACTGACGGTCAGCCAGATGTTCATAAACTAAAGGTTAAAGTAGTTGACCATGGTGAGGGTCATGATCCACGTTATACATGGTCTTGGGATGAAGAAGGGTCTCCTTATGATAATATGCCAACAAGCTTAGAGGCAGATGTTACCCGTAGAGTTTTAACTGTAGATAAAGATGGCTTAATGGTTCATGGTAGAATTGAAGCCAATGAAGGTAATATTGGTGCTTTTGAAATCGGTGATTGAAAAGACGATGGCACACAAACATACAGCGGCATTTTTAGCGAACACTATAAAGATACTAATAATGCAGATATAACTAAATTTTTACCACCAAGCGGAAATGTACATCCTAATGGTAATGGTGTTTATATTGGTACTGACGGCATTATGCTTGGTAAAAATTTCTCTGTTGACAATGCTGGTAATGTTATTGCAAAAAGTTTAAAAATTGGCTCAAGTTCAACTGCTATTGAAACTGCTTTAACTAATACAAAAAATGATGCCGTTAGTGAAGTTGAGACATCATTAACTACTGAAGGCGGCACTATGCGAACAGGAGTAGTTAATATTATTGATGGTACTGTTACTGCTGATTTTGTAAAAGCTCTTGGAATTGAGACTAATTCTTTAGTAGTTAAAGATAATGCTGATAATGTTATTTTAAGCGCAAATGATGAAGCAACTGGTACTAAAAATAGCGTCTTACTTAGTAATTTTGTAGCTAAACCGGATGCCCTTACTGCTGGTCCACTTGGTGGACCAAAATCAGTTTTTATTTCTTCTGGCGAGGCTGCTCCAATTAGTTATCGTATTGAAGATGTGTCTACGCAGAGTTCTACCTATAATGGAACATTTTCAAGAACAGATAGTGGTTATACTGGAGCTTCTAACTTTGATCAATTTGGGCTTATAGCATATCAGTCACTTTATGGCTATAATGCTATAGCTAAAATTACATTTCAACAAGATATTGAAAACTTAGATATCTATATTAAAAAAATATCAAGTTATGGTCGAACATATAATAGCTTATTTGTATCAAAGCCAAATGTAAGCTCAATTCCAACCAGCTACAGCTCAACTACTGCTCAAGGAAGAGCCGAAGATCGAGACGGAATGGAAAGCGCTTCTTGGGAATTAAGCAGCTTTACAAAAGTTAGTTATAAAAATATAAAAACTAATGATTTTATTTATGTTTGTTATGTACATGCTTCAATGAGTGGTGGAGGAAGCTCTGGCTTTGGTATTTTATTAATGCAACCAACACCTGGACTATCTTTTTCTACACAAGCCATATCAGTAGGCACCTCCTTTTCGGTAGATAGAGGTGGTAAATTAACTGCTAGAGATGCTTCCCTTTCCGGAACAATTACAGCTAATAATGGTCAAATTGGTGGCTTTACTATTAGTAATACGGGCTTAAGTTCTGAAAATTTAGATATATCTAAAGATAAACTTACTATAAATAAAAATGGTAATATTGTTACATTAGATGTTTCTGATACTAACCCAAAAATACAATTTTCCGGTACAGGATCAATTTTAAGTCAAAATGGGAAAGTAGGCTTAGAATTTACAAATTCATCATCAACAGGCAGTACAAAATACTACCCTAAAGTAACTAATGCCTTATGATGGGCTAATGGTAATGTTGATTTTACAGTAACCCTTTACAGCGATAGCTCGTATACTACTGAGGTTGAACTAGCCGGAGATGATTACACCGTATCTATTCCCTATAAAGTACACTGAATGGGTTTTTTGGGTATTGGAAGCTGTTGGTCTGAAATGTTATATGCCGAAATAAAAATTTCAAAAGGTAGCTCTTCTGGTAGCGTAACACATAATCGTTGAGGCTTAGATAATTTTCAATATTGAGAGCCGGCTTCTTTTTCACAGTCCTCAACTGCTTCAAATGTCTTGTATAGCCTTGGTAGTATTCTTCCAAAAGGAACTTCCAGTGTATCTTATGGCTTAGGCAGTACTAGTAAAAGATGAACAAATATTTGGGCAAAAGATATTACATCAACAAATGAACCAACCCATGGATCTGATAAAAGATTAAAAACAAAAATTAATTATAATCTTACTAAATACGATAGTTTTTTTGATAATTTAAAACCAGTATCTTTTGTATTAAAGGATAATGAATCTAATAGAACGCATCTTGGACTTATAGCACAAGACGTTGAACAAGGATTATTTGATGCACAATTAACCAGAAAAGATTTTGCTGGATTAGTAATAGACGGTGATGGCTTTGATACAAAAACTGATACAATTACCAAAGTTGAAGATACCTCATATGGTATTAGATATGGTGAATTACATGCCTTAGAAATCAGACAAATACAGCTATTAAAGCAACGTATTACTGAACTAGAAGATATTATTAAAAATAAAAAATAAATTTATTAAATTTAATAAATAATTGCTAAATTATATGATTGCGAGGTAAAATATGAGGTCAATTAAATTTCCAAAAATGTTTAGTACCAACAGCACAAATGTGTGGAAGTCTGATGAATATTTACAAGCTACTACACAAAATACTATTTTATTATTGCACACCGAACGTGGTGAGCTTTTTGGCGATCCATATTTTGGTCTCATGCTAAAGCATTATATGTTCGACCAAAATAATTATATTCTTAGAGATGCAATTATAGATATGATTTATACTCAACTTGCTCTATTTATCCCGCAAGTCAAAGTTAAAAGAGATAATATTAGCATTGTCCAAGATAGACAAAAAGGTAAGTTATACTGTACCTTTTCCGGAATAAATCAAATTGATTTTACAAATAATACATATAATCTTGTATTATTCAATAGCAATGAATAGGAGTAAGCAGATATGATAAGCTATGAAGAAGAAAATGCAACAAAATTAAGTGCTACCAAAAAAGACTTTTATCAACTTTGGACAGAACTTTTAAATACTGCTAAGAAAATCAGCGACAGATGGGACCCAGCAAATACAAACGAAAGCGACCCAGGTGTCGTTCTTTTAAAGGTACTTACTGCTATTGCAGATAAATTAAACTACAATATTGATGCAAATGCTTTAGAAGCATTTATGCCAAGTGCTGCACAATTAGAGTCAATGCAAAAATTAACTAGTATGCTTGGCTATAATATGCAATATTATAAATCTGCAACTACTGATGTTCAAATTTCCTATACAAAAGATGCATCAAAAACCCCAATTAGCGGTGAAATTTGCATTGATAAATTCACCAACTTAAAGGATATTGATGACAGTGTTAACTATGTAACACTTCAAGCTGTATTCTTAAACAAAGATACTACTTCAAAAGTTGTTCCATGTATGGAAGGTGAATTAGTTGAATGTGAGACAGACGATGATAATATCATTTCAATGTTACAGCTAGATGATAATCATAGATATTATTTACCAGAAACACAAGTAGCTGAAAATGGTATCTTCATTACAAGCCTCGATGATAATATTGAAAGCGATGAATGGGAAAGAGTCGATAACTTAAATATTCAAAGAGTTAAGAAACACTACTATGCTTTTGGCTTTGACTCAAGAGTTAATTTACCATATATCCAATTCCCAGATGATATTAGTTCATTAATTGAAGATGGTTTAAAAATCAAATATATTAGAACTCGTGGTGCTAATGGCAATATCTCAAAGGGCACACTTTATAAAATGGAAACTCCAGCCAGCTGGTTAGAAAAAGAGTCAGATACTGAATCTGATGACAGCGGAGCAGACTACTACAATACAGAAAATTATACTGTCAATAACCCAGCATCAACACAAAATGGCTGTGATGCTGAGTCTTTAAATGATGCTTATACTAACTTTAAAAAGACCATTGGTACATTTGATACTTTAGTTACCTGCCGTGACTATATGAATAAAATCTACCAATTAACAGAAGATGCTACAAGTAATAATCATCTTGTCTCAAATATTATTGTAAGTGATATTAGAGATGACATCAATAGAGCTATCACTCTTTGTACTTTTGGTGATTATGGAATTGAATATAAAACAATTGCAAAGACCCAAAATTTCTCTGGTACGTGGGTTGATAAAGCTACCTGGGACAGTGAAGATGACCCTACTGTTAAAGCCGGTTGGGCAGGTATTATTATTTCAGTTTATGATTGGAATAATCTCATTAAGTCTGCAGATAGCACATATTTTAA